TGCATAAAATGAAAAATCAGATGGGCAGCAGTAAACCTGCAATCATCCGATTGAACCGAGACCCTCACTTTTAAATGATCCATAAGCTGCGGGCAGTCGGCAGATTGAAAAACCCCTCACGTCGGAGGGGAAAAATTCCACTGCCGACGCACGGTCGGTTCGTTCACAATGCTTTTAAACACCGTGAGTTCAAAACTCTTGAACTGAGCTGGTTGAAACCCAACCAGTAGTCCCTCACTTTCGTGTTCAGGCTACGCTCAATTTAATGTCGAGAGATGACGGGGGCTGTTTATAAGTAAACAGTGAAAACTCACACTGCAGTGTTGACTACAGCTGTCGGCATAAAACCGATGAAATAACCAAGGCAAAAATCATCGGAACCTGATCGAACCCAGTACCTGTCTGTGCCAGTCATTCCACCAATGCCAACCCGATAAGCATACGAATCAGGGAGGGCATTCGCGGCAGGGCGCATATAAGGATTTGGCCCACTTTGAAAGCGGTTCAAACGCACATGTGTTCTTCCATAGTGCGGAGTTGTGAAATCAACACCAACGTCTCCTTGACTTCTGTACGCGCTCAAACCCCCACAATAGATGTCGACGTTGGGCACACTAAACGTCGATGAATCGTAAGTGGAAGGAAGCGCGTTGGAAATAGCAAAGGTGTCGGTAGTTTCCGGCAACAAATAAGAACGCAAACTCAAGCTAGACAGAGAAGCGTTCGACAAACGGTAACCGCCACGACACAACAAATACGCCGATGAGAAAAAGTTAATATAATCTCCCCAGAGTGTCGCGCCAGGACCGCTTACTTGACCAGTGACGCCGTTAACAGACGTCAACATGCAAGACGAAGGGTTGACGTTGATGGTAGCAGTCCCAGGAGAAGTTGACATGAAAATCCTTCTGGAAGAAACTAACAACTGCTTGACTGAGGTAAAAGGGTCGCCAACAGAAATGCGATTGTGATCGAGAGTCATGTCAGGAACGGAACTGTCGCCAAGCGATTTAGACACAAGAGTTGTGTTTGTAACAGAAGACATGCCGCTCTCAGGAACATAATCCGAAACGGCAAACTTCCTACCCTTGCGCTGGAACGGCTTAAACACGAAGTTCGATTCGGGTGAAAATGGCAAGGCTTTTGACCCGATCGGAACAGCCAGCTCGAAATCTTCCGCTGGTTTCGCGTAAATCAAAATTTCCACAGTTTGCGCAACAGTTTCGGGAGCTCGTAGAGGGTCAAGAACGTGAACAGACAACGTTCCCAAACGCGAATCCGGGCTTCCATTCGTGGTAATAACCTGGTTGAAACCTGTGCTCAAATAATTCTGCCCAGCCAAGTAAGGAATCTTCAGCGTGATCTCTTTCGCAGTACGCAAATCAATAATTTCACGAAGCACATAAACAGTCTGTGCAAAAGTCAAAACGTTGTCGTTGGGGGTGAAAGAAATCGCCAGACGACCATTGTGAAAGTCCGTTTTAATGAACTTCAACGTGACTTCAATGCCACCACGATAAAGATCAAACAACTGAGCCACCATGAACATCGGAACGCCAGTACGGTAACCTGTCAAACGACCAGCAACAGTTTTCGAATCCTGACCCAACAAATTGGCAGGTCCCACATCTAAACTGAAAATGGTCGTGGCGTGAACATCGGTGACCGCCCAAGAAGCATTGTCCACATAGGCAGGAATCGCTTTCAGGAAAGAAACAGACATCTCATCAACACTCGAACCAGCAAAATCGGGAATAGGGTCGACAACAACTGAATGAGACAAACCTAACATCGTTGAATCTGAAGACCCCGTCGAGTGGTGCAAAAATCTGAAAGGTCTTTGAACAAAAGCCTGAGAATCGGAAACATTCATAGGCTTTGACCAACCGAACAAGGAAGCGATCTTTGATGCCGTTGAGGTCACGCTTGATAAAACGCCAGCATAACCTCCGACAACAGGCAACTTAGACATAATGTTGGCAGACTCAGAAATCTTGCTCAATGTAGTAGACACCACACCCCGCTGCGCCAAGGTCTCCTCCTCAGACTGAAGAATTCCATAACTTCGCATTTTCTTCTTCGTAATTTTCTTTGTAGATTCAGGACCATAACGAGGAGCAGCGAGTTCAACATCTGTGAAATACAAGAAAACAGAATAACTGCAGCTTGTCTGACCACCAGAACCAGTTTTAAGCGGTGACAACACCTTGAGAAACACCGAACCCCAATCATAAATATCCAAGGATCGGTTAAAATAATACATCGGTGTAACGTAAGGAATGGCCATCTCGAGTGAAGAATCTGCAATGTCCAATTCAACGTTTGGTTGTGTAGTGATTTGTGGTAGTGTCACATTTCGAGCAGCTTGCTCGGTGGAATTCATATGCCGATAACAGGGCAAGAAGGTTAAGATCAATCTTCCCTGCTGGAACGGATTGGCATTCACAACAATCTTGACGTGCGCAGTCGCACGAATCAAGTTGTACCCACCCAGCTTACGATACCAAATGTCCTGAGCAAGCAACATAGTCGATATCGAACCCGTAAACAATGTGGTATTTGTGGCGTCCGTGGTGCTCATGGAACCATTTCCTACCATCACAGGCTTGGCAAGAAAATCGGCAATCTCATTTCGATCAAAAGGAACAGGACCTAAATCGGCAAGCCCTGCAGTCGACCTAGCAGCTCCCATGGTTGTTGCGCCATCGTCTTGAAAAGTGGTTGAAGACGGGCCATTTACATTCATGAGGGCTTCATTACGAACTGCCTCGGAAGGCACCTCTAGAGCGGAGGCGCCGTTGTTAACTGTTTGAGGGTCAGTCACACCCGTAGATGAAGTTGAAGCAAACCAAAATAATGCATAGCAGCTGGCTTAGACTACAAGCATGTGCTGGACCCTAGATATTGAATCTCTTCGTCCCATCTTGGGTGTAAGGCTAAATAGCCCAGGACTACATTGACATATCACACAAAACACTCTCCCAGCGGCTTCGTGTGTTGTGAACAATGTCAAAGCATGTGCTTTTCGTAACACAAACGCCAACCTTCACTTGGTTGGTAGTGCGTCGTTATCGTTGACGCTTACGCTCAATTTATGGTCGAGAGAAGACGAAACCCATTATCGTATGGGAAACACTCAATTTAATGTCGAGAGAAGACGGAAAGAAACTTACTCGAAGGAAAAAGTGGCTGTTTGCGCAAATGCACTATCAAAAGTTCCATAAAGAACAGAGAAGTCATGCTCATGTGCCAAGGATATAATCCTTGGAGCATATTCCCTAAAAACCTCAGCACCATGCTGTGCAAGCTCAACAAGAACCATATTAATTCGCTGCTCGAAATTGTCACGATCAGAAGTGTTTCGCATCCAATTCAACGTTTCCAATATAACAGACAAATCCAGCGGAGCACACATTTTGCCTTTGATCTTCTTGAAACTCCTTTTCAAAAAGGTGACATCTTCAATCGCTTTATACGCAACCAAATCGGAACCTTTGGCCTCATCAGTATATGTATAACCAAATAACTTTTTAAGTTCCTTAGCCACGCTAATTGATCCAGCTTTATCAGCCCATTCAATTGGGAATCCTGTGACATGATCATCACCTCCGGTAATCCAGCGAAATTGGCTAGCTATAACCGAATCAGGAATTCCAGCAGACAACCATGCACAAACGATCATCAATGCGTTGGTAACAGAATTCAAATCTGCGGTAGTCGGCTGACCAGATGGATTCTTTCCGCTAAACTCATACACAACTCCATTTGCATCAATGTGCACGGAATTGATAATGTCTTGGAAAAGTATTCTGCGCACACGAACATCCTCAACAGTGGACGTTGGGGCATAAAAACTTTCACACATCTCCAAGAACATCAAACAAACCTGACTGGACAAATAACAGTCAAAGGACTTGTAATCGCCAGCTCCGTGAACATAATTTGCCGCAGGGTGTAAATGCACGTACAGGCGTTGCCACTCAGTGCCAGGGTCCACACCAATAGAAATACCGTTGTGAACACGGTTTTGGTTTATGTGACGCAAGAAATCACCAAAATACATTCTTACGGCAACCAAAAACTGAACAGGACAAGCCATGAATTGTCTGGTTGAACCATCTGCAACTTTTTCAAGCGGTCGACGCTCATCTTTCAAACAATCCATGTATATATGCTCACATCGAATTCCTTGCTTCGCTTTGGAGATAACCACTTCCACCATATCACGCAGTTCACCACATTGTGGAGAATCAACATCGACCTTTCCATCGGTCCCAAGCCATTTCTTCTTGCCTTTGAGGCCAGCTAGAACGTGCGGATAACCAGCTGAAGATGTTCTGTTTATTGACTCAACAAATTCAACTCCATCCACTCCATTAATGGCTTCAGCAAAAGAAAACAACCTTGGTTTCCATGGTGCAATTTGAGTTTTAGCCAACACCAAAGCACTAACAATCTTATACGACCGATTAAGCAATACCTGATCAACAGACACATTTGGTGTGCAATACTTCATTTTCGCTTTCCACGACGGATCAATTTTTATTCCATCTTTGAAAAATGGAACAAGACGTGATGTGCCTGTAGTAAGAGGCCACAACTTTCCGTAAAATGGAGAATGTACAATTTGACTCTTCATAGCACGACGAGGAGCAATGTCCCTTCTAACAAATGGGAATTGTTTCATACCACCAATGCTTTCGGGTGAGTACTGATCTCCCCAATGCGGCTCTTCAAATACAATTTCTTCATCCTCTAAAGGCGAATCATCCTCAAAATGCTCAATAGCAATTTCAACCATTTCTCTGGTCAACATAACTCCAGCACTGTGTTTTCTTCCAAAGAAATTGGTTGCTCCAGCTGTGTGAACTCCGAGAATTTTAGGCCCTCCTAGACGCTTATCGCGTGAAAACAAAGGAGAGCCACAATCGCCCTTTTCGGTTTCAGCATAATATTGCAATTTGTATGAGTAAACATCATCGAGATAACAAACGTTTTGACCAACAGACACAGTTGGACCAAGCAAACACGTGACCGCATCAACTTTCGAAGGTTCGTTTGAACCTCTAAGCACGGCCATTACTGATTCAAATTTATACCCGTCCTTTAAAACGTTTTCACTCGCAAACCACTTCACGATATTCCGATGATCTCTGTAACCTTTCGGCAACTGAGCAAAACAAATGTCGATCTCAGCTTCAAATGACGAAGAAATATTTAAGGCAACTGGATCAAACGTAAAAGGAGCTGTTTCATACCAATCGAAAGTGTAACCTCCTTCTCCACCAAAATATGGAGTGATTCGCACTTTCAACGGTTCAGATTCAGCAATCCCTTGATCTTCACGGTACTGCGCAAGCTGATAATCAAAATGTTTGGGATAGCAAAACACGCTACCTTTAACAAATAAGACTGTGCCAACGTATAACTCGTCGCAATACAAGCGATACACGTTACGACGAATAACGCTGACGACACCGTCTTCACCAACAGCTGATTCAGGTTGAAACTTGCGCAAAGACATCTTCAAATCGCGAGCGTAACCGCGCCTTTGACTACGGGTCTGTTTGGTCTGAATTTTGGCTTTCTTCTTACCGACAAGAGGAGCAGATTCATCTGACACAGGAGGAAAGATAAACGACCACAATTTCTTGATAACGAAAATGCCAGCAAGGAAGACACCAATCTTCTTCAGAGCTTCAAAACTTTTTTCTCCAAGCAAATCCCGCGGAGAGCGGTAATGCATGAAACGATCTCTGAAAGAGGCATAAACCTTTTCCAAGAAAATTGGCTGACTTTCTAAGGCGTCCATAAATTGTAAATCTTCGGACTCCAAAGAATCAAGTGACAAGCCACCTTCTGGGATGTATTTTTCCTTCATATACTGATGGAACTTCAACAGCGAATCACCCTTCTGATGAATAGCACGATATTTGGAAACACACAACTGAATAAATTCGTCGTAGTTCATCGTCCTGCCACCCACCTTTGGATGTCCTTTTGCGAAATCCCATTCAATAAACTCCAAAGCGTCTACAACATACAATGAGGAAACGTCTCCTTCAATCTCAGGATATTTCGCTCTCACTTTCTCCATGTCTAATCTTCTCGACCATGGGTCTGTAGAATTGGTGCCATTAACACAAAACTCCAGCTTGGGCATCTGACAAACTGCGATATGGAACCGACGAATTACAGCTTCATTCGAAATAATAGAGTTAAAACTAAACTCGTTGCGGTTCGTAACAGCCATAACCACTTTAGGGTTTGCATAGTTTTTCTGCTTGTCAGTGATTCCAGCATAGTGCAAATGGTAAGGCGCCATATTCACCAACCGAATCAATTCAAATGCTTCGGTGTTGGTTGAACCAGCAACGTCCCTAATTTGACCAAATTCATCAAAAACAATAATCTGATGTGAAGGTTTTAAACCATCCCAGTACTCATTTTCAGGAGCACGGAAAAATATCAGATCGTTGTGATTCTTCAAGAAATTTTCTCTCGACTCTTTAGGTAGCACGCAAGCCGAGAGGGCCAATAACGAAGGCATAGCGAAAGTACTCTTTCCAACACCAGTGGGGCCAGCAACACAAATAGACAACGGTTCAATTCGAGGTCCATTGTTTGGATTTATAGTGGCTTCACAATATTCAACCTTAGGTCTCATTTGAGATAACAGGAACCTAGCCTGATCTCTGTAATACGGGTCAGTGCATTCTCGGAAATAATCTTCAACATCGCGATTTAAAGCATACATCGCAACTGCAAGTTCGGATTGAATAACGTTCTCTTTTCCAAGTTCATCTTTAATACATCTGAAACGATTCCAAAAACCATCAAGATGAGGATTTCCAGTTGGAACTGGAATACCTGTTCCAAGCCAATGATTCAAGTTCTCTATCAATGTCTGCAAAATTGTCATGAAAAAGGACCTCAGCGAACTAATAGATTCACTGTCTTTCTTAAAATTTCTCAACAACCTCATCATTCCAAGAACGTCACAATCGCCCAAATGCTTACCAATAGTGGATTTATACATAGCCATCAACACCATTGTATCCAAGGTAGATTCAGAAGAAAAGATGAATAGCTCACTAAAGAGCGCAAAAACCATCTTAACTTTTTCATCGACGACAGCATACAAAACACCAAACACAAATTTGAGCAAATCGTAAAAGAAAACAAAATGCTTTTGAGCGCTGGCCAACAATCGCCTTACATTCTCGACTATTGACGTCGTGAAATCGACATTCACATTCACACCAGCTGACATGATGTCTCTGAAGTTATTCAGCAAACTTTGTAAAAACGCTTTTGTATCTGCGTCCAAACCAGTTTCAAGAAGAGCTTCAGGTTCATATTCCAACCTTTTCTCAATTGAATTTCTTTTTCTTTGAGCCTTCACTAGAGTTTTCGATACCCATTGAATCTTTCGAGCTTGCTTGTCATGACCACCACCGCGCTTATGGGAAGACGCGCGCGGGGGAGTCACAACTTCAGCAGCTCGACTTTGAGCTCGTAAGTACGTCAACAACAAATCAGTCTTTGGACCTGGATTCAGTTCAACACCAATCAAGAAACCCATATTGTTCTCTCTAAGGTATTGAACAAATTCAAATTCCTGCCTAACATCATTAGCAAACGCAGCGATTAGCAGGCCAGCCGTGTGGTAATCTTCAAGTTGCAATGGACGCCCACCAAAAACATTCCTTAAGTGAGCTCCGTACTCTGTACCACGCAAGACCATATAATTCTCATAGTTCAACTGTATGTTTTCTCTAAGAAAATTTAAACCACGCTCAGACAAGAAACCCCATTCAAGTAGATATCTCACAGGCGGAATGGGCGGAATCGGGTCGAGAATGTTTTCATAATCATTGAAATTTTGAACCAAAAACTGTAAATTATCAATGACTCTTTCAGTCTGAAGACGTGCTGGCAATGACGCTGTTTCACGTAAAACAAGCAATATTGCTGGCAATCTTCCGTCAGGACCAGGATTTAGCTCCACACCAACCAAATAACCTTGATTGTTAGAACGAACACCAAAAATATTGAGAGAAATTTCAACCACAATGTAAAGCTCAGATGCCTTGCGTGAGCAACCCAACAAAGCCAACATTGGAATTAAAGAATCTCCAAACAATCTAGCCCTAAAATACTGAATAAAATTATCATCACAGCATTCTAGAGAATTAAACTCGCGAGCATATGAGTCCTCAAACTCAAAACAACGCAAGGAAAAATTAGAGGCAACATAAACTAAGTAGCAGACGAAGCCCGGTTTATGAACAAAAACAGGAAACAAATTCCTGCGATCTGCACTACGAAGAGCAAGATACAATTTTTGAATATTACGACTGGCAAAATTCGGCACATAGGCAGACTGAGGAAGGATGCTCGCGGTAACCCCTTCTCCAGCAGTATAACTGCTCTCAGTGGCGTAAGTAGTAATCGATTTCTTAATAGTCGTCATACTCATTATCATGTTTAAAACGCTACTTTCTGCACAATTCACCTCTCTCCTTAAAGAAATATTGCACGCAGTATCGTCAACCAATATGATATGATATCAAATTGTACGACTACCTCACCGTACGGTCAATTCGCACCAATCAAAAAGTTGACTTTTCAGTCAATTGTGATTAATGCTAAACCTGGCTACCTACGTAACTTTACTTCTCCTTGGAGCTAAAGCTCCTT